GTCCAGTCCCTCTATCATAGGAGGACGCGGGCATTCTGTAAATTTCAAGCACTCATCGCTGGTTGCTTGAACCTATTGACCGACCAATTGAATCACGCGGAGTGGTGCGAGGGCCCCGATTGTCGGGAACCCTGGCACCATCCTCCTCTCCACCCTGTTATTGTAGCGGAGAGGGGACTGAAGATACGGGTGCCTACCCTAACCTCAGCCGCGCTTTTGGTCCTTGCTCAGATTATACGTCGAGTGATCGACAAACATCTGAGCCGGGACCCTTGTGCCCGTAACAGTTTGAGGGGTAACCCACACGAGATACCCTCTTCTTTCCGTTACGGTCGTTCGTTAGATCTCACTACGGCTTCCGACTTCCATCCTTTATGGTGGGGTCGGGAACTCTGTCATGCTGTCCTTCGGCAGCATGATAGTCCGCGGTGGGCCTATCTTGTGGCTTCCCTGTGCACTGGTCCGTATCGCTTCTGTGAAGCGCGTCCGGACCCTGCAATTCCAACATTGGCAGACCTCATCGTTTTCACGAGGAGAGTTCCCACCGAATGGAATAAGATGTATGAGGAAAAACCTCTACTCTACAGGATCGTCAAGCAACTAGGGGCTGAGAAGGAAGAGGGTCTTGACAGGCTTAGATTCCAATCTAAGTCTGTCGACCCTCTTCAACTCGCTTATCCCTTGTTCGACGGAAAGACTCTTGATGCTCACGTGAGTGACATCCAGAGGTTCTCCGTCTTGACTCTGTTCAACTCGACCTTCCAACAGTATTGGCAGGTCCAGGAGGATGAGATACTAACAAGACGCGGTCAGTTAATGGGTGTTACCACCACCTGGCCGGGCTTGCATCTTATGAATGTTTTTTGTCATTCTCTCGCGGGAGGACCTCTCCCCCCGGAGGATGTGGACACAAAAAGTCGTTCATATCAGAAATGGAAATGGTCGTGCCGGACATGCGGCGACGACGGGGTTTTTCCCATCGGTTCGGAGCGTAACCGTCGTTTGACGGAGTCCCTCTTATCTGTTGGTAATAAACCTTCCCTTGGGAAAGATTATTTTTCTCCCCCTCCTTCCGAAAGGTTGGGGGGTGGGCCCGGTTGGCTACTCTTCGTCGAGCATGCCTTCCGGGATGGTCGGCCCCTTAGAGCGTTTCCATTTGCTTCGATTGTGGGTTCCCGCGGTGCACCAAGTGATAACAACTGGTATACAGTGGGAGCCTCTGCGAAGAGTGTAGCGGAGATGGTTAATTGTCCCCCAGCGGTTGTGCGTCGAGCGTTCCATTGTAATCGGTTTCACCGACAATGGCGGCTCGCGTCCAAGCTGGGTATTCCTATTAACTACCCGTATCTCTTGGGTGGGATCGAAGTCCCCCTGAGAGCACCTGCAAACAGCTTCCGTAAGGATCGTATCCTGACGTTGCTGTCCGGTATGAGTCGTGAAGACTTCATCCGTGGTGGACCCCTGACTCTTATCCGTGACGGTCGCCCGTCTGGAGAATTGTCAGAAGCAATGACGATCCTGAGTAGGTTTTCTGACCTTATTCAGGATGAAGAAGGTGTAAACATCGAACACGTCCTGGCGGCTTTGGCCACCCCGGGGTTCGGTGCTTCCGTCTTCGAGGACCTTCCACCTTTGCAGGTGAAAAAGCCCTCTGTCGTTGGGGCTTCTTGGCGCCTTAAGAGAAAACTCTCGAAAGTTTACGCCCGGAAGTCTAAGATGAACCCAAGGGATTTCGTTGCATACATTCGCGACAAACATGACGTGAATGTATCGGGAATTCCCTTGGATCCCTGGCTCTCCTCTCCGCTGAAGGTTAAGACTCGTTCGATCGAGCCTTTTTCAGTGGAGATTGTTGGTCCCCCTCCCCTCTACCGTATTTCGGCGGAGGTGGAGGCGCACCAAGAAGTGGGAGCCAAGACCCCAAAGCTAAAGGCTAGCGCCTTCGCCCCGGGAGCTCTAACCGAATCCCTTTGGTTAGATGAATAGTTCTCCTTAGTTGGAGCACTAGTGGCCTGTCGTTAG